ACAGAGGATTTTATCAGCGGTCTCCAAAACCGCGTGCCCAAGGTTCGAGTCCTTGTACCTCTGCCAAATAAAAAAGTGTTGAAAACCTAAGGTTTTCAACACTTTTTTTATTTATATTTTTTGTTTTCCAACACTTTTTTCCGAAAAACATTCAAGGTTTGATAAAACCGAACCTGTTATTTTTTCGACTTGAATAACTGCCTCCGGATTAGGATTTTGCACCATATACATAATAAACACCTTATTTTTTATATTAGACGGTAAAACGGCTTGCTTTTAAAGCATACAAAAAACAGACAATTTGGAAATAGGTTTATTCACAAGCTATAACTATTTTAATCAATGTGATATTTGCATTTTTTACAAATTTCTTTGAACTCCGCTTTTCTTTTATATTCATCAGGCAAGGATAAAATTTTTATATACCCATCGATACAATCACAATTTTCTATACATTCATAATTATGTATATTCATTTCTACCAACGGACAAAAATACAAATCATCATTCATTTCTGTCTAATACCTCCTTAATTTTGATTTTCTTATCACTATATACAAAATAAATATAATGTTTAATCTTATTTCTTTATATAATTAAATTACACAACAGTCGCTATCCAATTTAACGAACAAAAAACCGCTTAAACATACGTTTAAGCGGTTTTTACTTGGTGAGCCATCGGAGATTCGAACCCCGGACAACTTGATTAAAAGTCAAGATTTTAGACATATCACGTAGTCTTTATAACATACAAAATTCCTAATGTTTATGCGGTTTTCCGTACTTTTTTGTCATTCAAAACTCCCCACAAAAAACCATAAGAATTGATAGTATGATAGTCAAGAATATAGTCAAATTTAATTATAAAAAATACACCTTATACACAATAACTCTTATTTTTTCAGTAAATTGAAATACAGCAAAAACTACACTATTACTATTTAATAGTCTTTTCTCTTAAAATAGGAATCCATTCTCTTATTATCATATAAATCCCCAAAAAGACTACTATCACTAACATTATTCCAGTTAAAATCCATGTCGACGTTATTGATATATCCTTATTCCCCTTAAAATAATAAGATAAAATATCAGTTGTTTGATTGACCAATAAACCCGCAAAGAATCCAAACACAATTGTCTGTATAACCAAATTTCTTACCATACTCAGCTTATGATTGCGAAGTTTTAATTCTTCTTCCTTATGAATCTGCGGTCTTATTTTATTGGATATTTGCTCTATGATTTTATTTTCCATTCGTTCTTTTGCAGCTTGCAAAATTTCTTCCTTGACTATATCTTCGTCTAAATTCTTTACATCTTCTTTTTTGCTATCTATTTTGCTATCAACATAAAAATCTACAATTTTGTTTAAATTTATATTATCTATTATATTTGTACTACCCATTAACTATTCCTCTGTTAATATTATTTTTAACAAATCATCAGCCTTTTTAATTACTTTTTCGTCATACACTTTAGATTCTATAAACTTATTTTCGTGTTGATATTTCGATTCCTTACGATTTCTATATAAACACTCTTTAGGGATTTCAGTATTAAATGATTCAAAAACACACTGTGCAATTGAAATTCCAGGAAGAATCTCAATTATTGAATTAGATATATTTTTTATTCCCAAGTATAATTTACCGCAAAACGATGGATTAATATGTTGTGCAACAACCAGCAATCCTAATTTATTCATAGTTGTTCTTGGTCTTATATGACCTGCCAAATCATCAGGCATATTAAATTTTTCAACTAATGGAGCTAATATATATTCGTTTGGGCTTAATAGATATCCATCATCAATTTCAACCTCACTAAACATGCAATCAATTTCTGATTTCATACTTAAATGAACTATATTTTCACTGTTGTTCTGTCTCATTATTGTTTTATCAATATGAACATCATATGAAACACCTTGCAAACTCTTTTTATTAAACGGTTCTATAATCGGTAACCCTTCGCCATTACCGTAGGACTCAGAATATTTTTTAGGGAACTCAATTCTTTCTAATATCTCACTATATGATAATAACATAAATCACACATCTTTCTTAAAATAAATTCATTTTACCATCGTACAAGACAAATCGTTTTGATTGTTTTGTAATATTATCAGGTCTATTAATATCAATGTTTTCTGTGAAAGCTTCTAAAGCACGTATATAATGTTTATATGGTGGATACATCGCTTGATAAGCAACAAATATCATTCCATCTTCTGTGTTTTCTACTATTGAATGTACAAAATATAATCGTCCTTTAAAATGCCTATATGGTCTTTGTTCAATAACCTCCATAACTCCTACCCTCTTTTTTATAATCAATCTTATTATAATACTTTTTATAAATTCTTGCAATAGTAAAAAAGAAAAAAAAGAAAAAAATAAGGGTGGCATTACACCACCCTCAAAACTACCTATTATATAGACCGCATCTGTATTCCCTACAAATCGCCCTTAAATCTTTATACGACAGTCCAAGTCGACCATTTTCGTCACCTCTGATCGCACCAAAACTCATTGCAGCTTGAACCGCCGTTCTTGCCCAATCGGGCATATTGTCGTCGACATAATCATATACCATTGTAGTTTGCACCACGTTTACCAACTGTTGATTTACATTACGCAAATCATTTATTTCCGCCGCCTGTTTTTCGATTAATGATTTTAGTTCATTGTACTGTTCCATAATTAGTTCCTCGCTTTCACTTAATTTTCTTTTGAATTTTTCCCACAATTCCGGTTTACGCACAAATGGCTCTGGACATTGTTTGTCCCACACGTCATAATGACGCAGTACATTCTGTGCCGGCACACCGTATTTATTCATCAAATACCGTGTTAATTTAATTGTCTGTTCCACAATCCCGTCACGAATATAGTATTTACCGTCCGCACCGATACGACTGCACATTTCAATCGAAATACTGTTCATATTCCTGCAATACGGGTGTTTATAAATTTTTGTACCACCGACCGCCCACGCCGCCCATTTATCGGGTACAGATTGATATATACCGTCATCACCGATAAAATAATGTGCAGACGCACCACGATTTGCACCGCTGAAATAATTGCAGTTGTTCAATGCTGTATCGCCGTTATTTGACGTAAAATGAATGACGATATATTTAATATCGCCATTCCTGTATGTGTAGCAATTAGACGTGTGGCACTGCGGACCCTGTTTGATTTGAATATCCATTGCATCATTCCTCCGTATCATCTTCTCCGCGTAGTTGTAGCAATATATCTTTGATTTTTTTCGGCATTCTTGGATATATCACTGCTACATTTTCCAATACACTTATACCCTCATTCGCTATGTAGAACATAATGACAATCTCACGAATTGCCACGTTGTCGCCTGTGACCTGTTGCAAAACGTTTGACAGTGCAACTATAATCAGTATAGTTATCTTTTTCAGCAATCCTTTAAATCCTATCTCACTTGACATTGTTTTCGTGTAAATCGCCTTGATAATGCCTGTTAAATAGTCCAACACCATAATGACTAACAATGCCCACAAGATACTGTCCCACTTGCCGAATAGAGCGGCAAAAAAACCGCCCACAATTCCTATAACTGTACTCGTCCAATTAAAAATTTTATCCATAAATTAACCCTCCATAATTTCTTTCTTCTCGTTTTCTGTGATATATCCCGCTTTGACGAATATATCTAAATGCTTTTCTTTGTAAATACCCTTTTTATAATATTTTTTTATCAGTGCTTTACTCATTTTCGACACCTGCTTTCAGTTCCGCAATCTGCAACATCAGCATTGCGTTGATTTCGTCCTGTGACATTGTTTCGTCACCGTTCATAACAGACTGAACATATTGTTTCATATCCGACATACTGTCAAATGTTTTTGACTGTATCTGTTCCAACTGTTCCGCTGTCGGCTGTTCAAACGTAACGTCCGTATGCTGAATTTTTGCAATTTCTGTGTCCATATCGAAATTGTCGTCAATCTCGGCGAATTTGTTATTTACAACACTGCATTTTATACGCAATATATCCCTGTCGGTATGTATTCCGTACACTGTGCCGTCAATTTCAACACCACGTTCATAAAATTGTGCCTGCCCGTTTTTTACATAGAATTTATACATTATGCGTTACCTCCTGTTACATTACCTTCGACAACGCAAGTATCTTCAAATGTGCCTAAAGATGTCGCATTTGTTAGATTATCTTTTACCATCGTATTGCCATCGCCGTCGATTATCGCAAAATCAGAATTATCTTTCACTGATGTTCCGGTTCTGAATATATTGTCTGAAATTATGTTCTGCTGTGTGCTCCATATCAACGCACATTCTCCTGTAGCAGGTATGGAACCAACATAGAAATAATTATCGGAAATGACTGCATAACTACTGCATTCAATAATATTTATATATTCATTCTCTATACTAATTGATTTCATAACGTTACCGGATATAATTGTGTATGGGGTTGTAGACAAAAACGATGTTTTTGTGTTTTGTGCGACAACAGAAATATCATTTGCCACAAATTCGCCTGTTATTTTTATACTGCAATCGTCAAACGATTTTATAATATTGCCAACTACACTACCGCTTAGAGTGATATTACAATTATCAAAGCCACCCATATAGTTGTTTTGAAATAACGACCTGTTTACAACTAACATATTTCCTAATGACTGTTCTTTCTGCGTTATATCATTAAATGTATTACCAACAATTACTGAATTTGACCCAAATGTTATTTCATTTGTTAGATTGTTTGCCGGAGCACCGTTAAATGACGAGATGTCATTATACGCAAACAGTACTGTTCCAAATTTAAATGTAGGTATTGAGAATTGATGTGTTCCGAATATGTCATAAAATATACAGTGCATTATTTTTGAATCAGAAAATGCGTACAAAACAGCCGGATTTACAGTATCAGCGGTAACCGTGTCAGTATCTTCACAGAATTTCACATTTTTTAAGATTGCATTGCCCGGCAAATGGAAAATATACTGTTTTTCAGCAGGATTTGTGTTTTTGAACATAATTGTATCGCACATTGAACCGTCTAACGTCATACCGCCTTTCAACGGAATTGCCACACCGTTATTAGTTCCCGTCATTCCGTAACCCGACATCATATTTGCATTTGTGATAACGCACAATTCACCTACAGGATAGATAATACTTTTATATGGTGCACTATCTATCGCCGCCTGTAATTTTAATTCGTCGTGGTCGCCGTCGCATTGTACAAATATTTGGTTTTTTGAAATGTCTGTAACTGTTTTATCAATTTCGGTGATTTTTGTTGTATTGGCAGTAATTTTTGATGTATTCGCGTTAATATCATCACGTAATACCGCTACACATTCATCATCATAACAAACAGCCGACTGTATTAATGTTTTCTGTTTACACGCATTTCCCGTCGTGTCACCGTTTGTATAAAAGTTATCCGATATAATTTGGAATGAAATTGATTTAATTTCTTTGTTTACAGGGATTTCAATTTTAAATTTTGTTGTTTTATACGTTTCTGATGTGCCGTTTATCGTGATTGTTTTATCACCTGTATCGGTTACTGTGTAATATGACTGTCCGAATGTTTCTGTTGTTGTATCAGTGTATGTGATCAATACGTCTGTTTCACCTATATTCAAACCGCCACTGTCGCAGTCTGTTCCAGCAATATGACGTGATGCCACGTTAAATATCAATTTTAACGCAGTTTCTATTTTTGGTTTTCGTCTGAATTTATCACATACAAAATTATGATACAGATACGCACCGTCAAACGTTCCCGAATATGATAAATACTGCACACCGTTATCGTCGGTAATCAGTATATTATCTGTACCGACATACTTTGATAAATCAAAAAATAGATTATCCGTTGTCAGTTCAGTATTTATCTCTGATATTTTCGCTTTCAACTCGTTGTCCGCCGCCTGTCGGTCCGAAATTTCAGTACTGATTTTTTCAGTCAGTGAATGTTCTGCGTCCTCTCTGTCCGAAATTTCAGTTGTCAGTTTTGTTGAAATTTCATTGACCGCCTCTAAAAACGAATTTTTATTATTGGTTTTTAGTCCGTTCAAATTGTTGATACCTGTAAACGTTTGCGCCCTGTTGTACATTGTTGTTACTGTTGCGGTGTTATATCCTACCGTCATTAATGCGATAGTTCCCTCTTCCGGTGACGTTTCAACATCTTCAACCGTCATTGTCAGCGTACCTGTTTCGGGTGAATAATATATACAAATATATTTATCGCCGTCCTCACCTTTTCCGCAGCCGAACATTGCGGATAATTCCGCCGCCTGTATCGAATTACCGTCCAACAGTATTTTTTCTTTGACCGTGCTACCCGATACTGTAACCGTGCCTTTGCTGTGTCCTGCGTCGATACTGACAGCCATATCCGCCGCAGTCAATGAATATGTAACAGTATGCTTTGTCGTTTTATCAGTGCCGTACAACTCTGTCTTGTCAGCCTTTTTGCCGTTTAACTCTCCGTCAGACGTCTTTCTGTCCGCTGTTTCGGTGTCAATTTTTGTTTGTAATTCACTGTCGCCCATCTGTCGGCTCTTGGTTTCAGCATCAATCCCCCGTTGCAGTGCATTGTCGGCGGATTGACGTTGTTTTGTTTCGGAACTAATCATTTTTTTCACATCGCTATCGTCCAATACAAACAGATAACCATTTTGAGGGTCAGCCCCGCTGATTTCTTCTCTTACCAACACACATATCCTCGTTTCGCCCGGAGCAATTGTACAGCTTAGAGGTGTATAATGTTCATCGTGAATTCTAAATTCCGATAAACTATTATTTGTGTCATTTTCCAATTTAAACAAAACGTTAATCGGAATATCCTCTGGAAATCCATAGCCTAATCCTGTCAAATATCTACATTCTGATAGATACACCGGCTCGCCATCATAATAAATGAACATGGATGCTTTTTTTAAGTCACCCACAACATCATTGGACAATTTACTTCTTGTAATACATCTATTTACGACTTTGTCGGTTGTAACTGCACCATTTATTATTTTATTTTGAGTAATCGCATTATCCGCTATTTTTGTTGATGTGACACTCTTGTCGGGGTGGTCTAATATCTTAGCATCCCTATGCCTACACATTTCACGCTTGAGATATTCTGCCACCCAATTACTTATTGTTTTTTCTTCAATGTCGTTCCTTACGTCGTTTCCTGTGATAATTAATGTTTTCATATACATCACTCTCCTTTACATAAACAGTGGATTTTCAATCGGTTTCACCGTATTTGAAACATTGTTATTTTTCATGAATGAATTTGCCGCTGATTGAATAAGTTGTGGATTCACGGTATTCGGAAGCGATAAAATATCTTGCGTATTGCTGTTATTCTTATCTGCTGTACTGTTTGTGTTTGCTCTTGCCGTAAATCGAGTTCTTGATGTTCCACCCGAATTATTGGAATCTTTTCCTCTCCCCTTCTTTTTACCTTCCGATGAAGAATGTCCTGAACCTTTCGCACTTGTAAATTTAGTTCTAGCTCTCTTGCTTTTAGATACCTTAGTAGACTTCTCATCATCTGCTGATATGTTATTTCCGATTATCTCGTCCCTGTATTTCTCCGTAGCGTGTTCTTTTGCATTTTCCTTTGATTTATATATAATTTTGACCGTAACCAGTTCATCAAATCTTGGTGTTCCATCATCGTTGTACATCTTGCCCGTCAATGATACCTTTGAACCGTCTGCCTGCGTTGAGGTTCTTGCTTTGCCCTTAGAGGTGTACCCAACAATATCCTCAACATTAATTTCATTGTTCATCAGTTTTTCAACATTTGAATAATGTTCCTCATTTGCTTTGTTGACAATCTTTTTTTCTGTTTCCGACGATATATCATAACTTTTGCCGTCAACTTTGATACTTTTTATATCGTTAATCTGCAGTGAGTTCACTCCATATTCATCCGCCTTATCCGGTAACATCTCTGCAAGCTTGTCCGTCACATCTTGTATATACGATACGGCTATTTGTTGCTTTTCTTGACTTTCCTTTAAAGCTTGCTTTCTTGCATTCAAAGTTGTCGGTTCTGTTAATCTAAATACAGAATTCTCTGACTGAATAGCCGGTTTATCCCCGGTTGCATAGCGTTCTTTTGCCTCTTTCTCACCGTCACTTGCAGCCTTTGAAAGAGCTATGATTTTATCCTCGTCACTCAAATCCTTGTAACTATCTGCATTTATAATATCGTGCATTTTCCGTGCCGTAATCGTACCTACAAGTTTACTGTATACCTCATAATCCTTACCTCTTGGTTTGTACTGTACTTTGTCAACAGTAAATGACTTTGCCGGGATATGTGGCAGAACATCAGCACTTTGCTCTGATAGCCTATATAACTCCTCTGATATATCATTTGTTTGATAAACATTTACATATCCCGGTGAAAAGAAATTGTTCAAAAAATCTATGGCTCTGTTTCCTGATGAAGTAGTTTTTTCTTCCCCAAAAGAATTTACTTTTGCGGCAACATTATTTCTCATCCCAGGAATTGATGTCCTAAAGCGTTCCCTTGCCTTATCTATACTGTTTTCTTCGTTATAAGGATTTCTTTGTGTTGTGTCTATAAAACTACCGAATTGTCTTACAGGGCTTGGAACAAATCCACTTCCGCTATCTGCCAGTGTACCAATCGCAACGTCTAATCCATTTCCTCCATATGTAAGTGTATTTGATATACTCCGCATTGTACTCATAGTTGACATATCCATAATCTGATCAAACGTTTTTGCGGTTGCGGCATTCGCCCAATCTACCGGATTTTTTACACTGCCATTTTCTGCAACGGCATTTCCCATCGCCATCAGTGTGTTAAGTGGCTCAAGGAATCCCAATGAAGTAAGAATATCGCCGTTTTTTCTACCGCTTGTATCCTTACCTCCGCTTGCGATAAGTCTTGACAGTGCAGAAAGATTAAGCTGTGTATTTGATATCCCCTCGGAATTTTCCATTGCTTTCAGTTTATCATCTTCGTTTTCACGCTCACCCGTAAATATACCTAATTTTGAAAGTCCTGCAAATAATGCTATAAGTCCTGTTCCTGTCATTGCTCGTCCGAGGGAAAGAGCAATATTTCTTTGGTCCGTTGCATTAAAATCCGCACCTTTGCTCTTGTTGTATGTAGCATTACCGATATTGTAAAGTGCTTTGCAATATCCAAGTGGTGAGTATTCTACGCTTCGTGTTATAAGCGCTCCCGGTACCTGCGTATATTTTTGCACCAGATCTCCCAATCCGAACTCGTGGCTTTTCAGTCTGCCGACTTGGTTTGTTTCGCCTATGCCAATAACGTTAAGTGTATCCTTAAGACCTTTTAATATCTGACTAAGCTTTGTATCGTCTTGAAATGTCCTGTATTTTGCCTCAAACTTTGCAATATTGTCAATTTCATCTTCTGTAAATCCACATTTTTTCAAACGCTCAAGACTTTTCTTGATATTGTATTCAATTCCGCCCTTACTCCATTCATCTGTAACCTGTAATCCGTATGACATACCACGTTCAAGTCCGCCTAAGGTTCTGCTCTTGAACGTGCGTCTTGCGGAATTAAGATTATATTTGCCGCTGTCTGTTTCATGATTTACCGCCAACGCAATATCAATATATTGTGCTACTGCCCTGTCTGCCGAGGCTTTAAACCGTCCCTTTTCAAATATTCCTCTGTCTACTCCAACAGTCCTCTGACCTGAAAACAGTCCAATAATGCTGTCTGCAATAGCACCTATATCGGTTGAAATTCTGTCAACTGTATTAAATGCCGCATTCGATGTTATATTTCTCATCATAGTGCGTGCATTGAGCAAATGTGACATTGCTTGATAGGTTGATGCCTTTTGAGCAATCGAACTCGGTATTTTATCGGATATTTTTCCAAACACCTGCATAACGGCGGTATCTTTTAAAAATTCAATATTTTGTCCCTCAAGTGCTTTTTTCACGAAAACATTAGAAGCTGTCTTTCGCTCCTTCGACTGCTTTAATATAAGATTTATAAGATCATTTTTGTCATTAAGAGTATCAAGTGTTTTTAATACGTCATTAACCTGTTTTGTGTCATCCGTATCCAAATGGTCTATTTTCCATTTGTCAAGAACTTTGTCCTTTTCAGATTTATCGTTACGATTTTGCGTATGTTCTCCGCTATCACCACGCTGTCTGTCAATGTTCTCAACTTCCTTTAGTTCCCGTCGTATCTTGTCTTTTGCCGGGTGCTTGTTTATCTGATCATCTACCGCCTTTTCCGCTTGACGAACAAAGTCAATAAATTGTCCCTCCGGCGTTAGCTTGTTCACAATTTTTAATGCCTGGACCGCTTGACCGGCTTTTGTCATTTTTTCACGGAGCATAGATGCAACATCAACCGCCTTGGAAGTGTTGTTTTCACTCTGGTATTTCGCCATAAGTGCAAGCGATTTAGCAGTATCATCAGCACTCCACTCGCCATTTTTCATAGACAATTCCGATAAAACAGTATTATCACCTCGACTTGATATATCCGTCTTTGCCACCTCATATGTTTCCTTGTTGGTTATACCCATGTACATAAATTCAGGTTTTCTGCGTTCTGCCTCGTCCTTAAATTCATCAGTATATGCGTTCTTTTGCATTGTTTTTTCATATAATTGACTGACTTTATCCGTATCAGTATTTTCTTTCATTGAATACCGTATATCCGCTTTATTCTTATCAAATGTGCCAACATTATCAGTAGCCGATTTTACTTGTTCTGGTTCAAACGCAATCCAAACTCGATGTTTTTCACTACCACCGTAAAATCTTCCACCACCAATATGTGTTATACCGTCATATCCCATATTGTGTTGGATTATGCTTGATACGATTTCCTCTGCTTCATATTTTGAATAATCCTCGTATTTAAGTTCTTCAATAAGTTTTCTATATACTTGCTCATTGGTATCGCCCTTTTGTGCGACAACATCAATATCCTGTTCCTTAAAGGCTTTATTCCATTTTGATATATCAGCTTGTGCGTCCATATCAATCGGCTTTTTTATATCAAGGTACACACTATATACTTGTTTGTTATTACCTTTACCTTTATTTGTGTAGGATTTTGCTACATTTTCGCTTTCAGTAAAATAACTGCCATTTCCAAACAAGCCAAAGTTTGAACCGTATGTATCAAAAAACCAAAATCCACCGTTAGACGTCCCGTGATACACCACTTTTGGTGTTCTGTCCTCATTAACAACCTTACTTGCTTTTTTAGGATTGTTTTCCCAATCGCCGAACCAACGTTTAAATTGTTGAGAATATGTTGCATTTTTAATTTTAGGCTTGACAGACGAGTTTTTTTCTGTTATATTATGTATGAAGCCATCTTGAGGCAGGGGGTTGGGCAATCGGAGCCCTGGTCTCTGTAGTAAAGATAAGGCTTCTTTTTTATTCCAATAAAACATACTTGTTTTATTGTTTGCTTCATCAATTAAAGCATTTTTTAGTTGTTTTGTTATAGCATTATCTTTTCCGAATATAGAAACCACAGCGTTACTATCTATTGTAAGATTGTTTTGTGTTCCATAGCCATCTATTTCTACGGGAGTTACGACATTTTTTCCGTTATGTTGCATTTTTAATATCGCAACCACTCTGTTAGGCTGTGTCTGAGAACTTATTATAGCAACAGGATTTTCCAAAGCCTGCGGCAACTGCTTAAGTAATGTTTCACCTAAATGGTGGTCTACATCTTTAGTGCCATTTATTGCATAATCAATATGTTTTTGATTTATTGTTATTGGCAGTGCATTAAAACCTGTTTTCTTAAGCACTTCGGGAGTTCCTGAAACAAGAAGTGAATCGTTTTGAGGTATTAACCCCTGTTTCCAATCATTTATCTGTTCTGCAAAAGATTTTGTATAATCGTATATATTGCTATTTCCGTTCGTTTGGTTGTTTACATCTCCCATATTCTTAATATTACCATTATCCCAAAATACAACATCGGCATTAGGATTAGATTTCATACTTTCGGGGAATGTATTAAGTCTTTCTTCTTTGCTCATACCTTGACGTGCCTTTACATCGTCAGCTTCAATTTCTCCTGCACTTTGATTTCTGTTTTCACTGTCAGGGCTTTCTCCTACCGCAAACCCCTCTCTTACCTGTATTGCGTGTTGCACTTCGTGAATGAGTGATTTTAATTTTTCCTGTGTCGTCATATTTTTATTCATAAATATGCAATCAAACTCAGGAGAATAAATGCCTTTTGCCTCCAATCCCGATATTTCTTTAACCTTTACATTTTTCAAATCAGGATATGCTTTAAAAAGGTCATTATGTTCGAGTATCTCATCTAAATTTACGGATTTTCCTAATCGTATTTTTTCCTCGTTGTACTTTGCCCCACTGTCGTCAATCTCGAACTTCCACTTGTTATCTAATCCTCTACTCCACCCCGTAGTCTTTCTGATTTCTTCAATACTTACTCCGCTTTGTTCTAAATCCCTTGCTTGTTGTAACGCCCCCATATCAGCAGTTTTTGCATTGTCCCCTGCAAAGGAGTAACGTATATCTGTTTTATTCTTGTCAAATGTGCCAACATTATCAGTATCCGATTTTACTTGTGTATCGCTCGCATTTCCTCCCAAAGAATTCTTGACAATCGGCTTATTTTCAGATATACTATTATTAGAAACAGTAGCGATGGATGGGCTACCGTTGACATTATCGTCGACCGTCCCATCGTTGTAGCTGCTGTTTTTTTCGTTGTCCAAAAATTCAAACATGGAACCATCTGGCAGTAGTATTCTGTGCATTTTATATTTGTATTTGTTCGTTTCCTTTATGGTAACTGCCATATTCCCTCGCACTCCGTTTATTTCAACTGGTGCAGCAAAAGTTATTGTATTATAGCCTCTGTTTTTATGATTATTATGCCTGTCTATTTCCGTTCCTTCCGTTATAACAGACGGAATAGCTAATACAGCGGCATATTCAGCATCTGTATTCAAATATCTCAAACCGCTTCGTATATCTTTTGCTCCTACACTGACGTCGCCAAATCCCTTGCGTGTAACAATAATATTCTTATTATCCGTACCATATTTTCTCAAATACTCGTCTAAAACGGCATTTCTTTTTTCGCTGTTGGAAAGATTTTGGTTAATATTATACGTATAATTCATTACAGGTAGCATACGATCTAATTCTTCCAAATTATTTCGTATTTGCTCTTTCAGACTATTATTTTTATTTCCTACAGTCGAGTATCTGACAGCATCCTCACCACTGCTTACATTTCCCCTGTTCTCTGCTGCTTGACGCAGTGCATTATTCCATAATTGTTCAGCCTCATTAAGCTGTGCGTATGTCATTTGAACACCTGTGCGGTCATTGGTATACGGCGAAGATAAAGCGGACTGTATCTTTGCCTTTGCAGTGCTTATCCCTTGTAAGATTTTATCAGCAAGATTAGGATTTCCGTATGCAATTTTGTTTACGTTAGGCTCAAAAGTACTTGTCATTTCGGCAACTATTTCCTCTCGACCTATTTCATCATTATACGGTATCCCCTCCTGTTCATATCTGCTCTTTAGTGAATTAAGTCTTTTTCTAACCGCTTCCGGGTTTGTTTCCATAACCGATTTCATGACATAATCCTCAAAATCTTGATATGCCTGAGGTGCACTCTGCTTAAATGCGTGTGTAAATTCGTGTTTTACTGTAGTGGGAATCGAAGTGTCGCCGTTTGCAGATATATCAATTTTTCCATTGACATTTTTACTATTTTCAGATATACTATTAGTAGATACAGCACCGTCATTTCGGTCCGTGGCAATCGCATTTGTGCGACCCGCGTTGAAATGCGGTTGCTGTATTTTTGTTGGAATTAAATCGACAATATCATAAAATTGTTGTGTTCCGTCTTGCTTATTAGCAAGCAGAATTTTACCTAAAAATTCATTGTTTCCAACTTTTATAGTCGCATATCCTCCGTCAAAACTGATTATATCATCTTTCCTTGGATGTTTGAGTCCTTCGGTATTTATGTTATTTTGCACATTAACAATTTCATCAATATTATTAGCCATTCTAAATTTATCTGCTCTGTCACTTGCAGACATATTTTTTGTATATTTTGAACTTGTAAATTCACCTCGTGATTTTCCGCTCACGGCAATGTTTTTGCCATTCAAATTTATTCCGTCAGAAAATTTATATTTTAGAACATTTCTTACAGTTTTAATATAATCTTCTGGTGCAACACCTTCTAAAATATCCTCATCAATTCTCACATAAGCATTGCCATTACCGTCATATTCAATCGGTGAATATTTGTTATTTACACTTGATATATACCGTCCGTTAAGTCCGTGCATATCGGCATGAACTTCAGTCTCTACTCCTGTCGCACCCGAAATATCATTTATAAACTTGTTTTCCGCATCAATCGCCTTGACATTTTTCTGATACTGACGTCCAATATTCCAGTCACTTAAATCGACACCTTTATCTTGTTTCTGTTGCATTTTCTGTGCATATTTATAAGCAGAAGTATTTCTATCGCTCTTGTTACCGGTATCAATAACACTCTGCACCTCGCCCATATCCTTAAATTCACGTCCTGTTTGAACAGTATGTCCATAAGCATCAAGTGCTGCTCCCGCTCCCATCTGCCCTGCACCGAGTATTCCGCCTACTACCGCACCGCCTACAAATTCATCAGCAGAACGGCTTGGATTTATAATCGCATTTTGGTCCGTTTTAGAAACGATTTTCTTGTTATGATCATACACGGCTTTTTTAGTAGCCTGTTCTATTATTCCTTGTACAACTTCCTCTTTACCTTCATCAAACATTCCTTTAACCCACGTCTTAATACTTCTTGGGTTACTTGGTATTGTTTCAATACCACCGCCCACTTCTACGCCGGCATTCAAAAAACTGCTTATCATAGCCGTTGCAGTGGCTTCAATATCGCTTGCTCCGTCTGCCTTAGCCTCATCGAATGAATTTCCGGCTGTCTGTACGAACGAACTCCAATACATAGGATTTTTCATAAGTTGCTTTGCCGAAGACAGCATAGTTTCTCCTATTCCTTTAGATGCTGTACTTTCTAATGCCGCCGCACCGGTCGAAGTACCTCCGCTCATCATTGCAATAATTGCATTCGGCAATGCCGATACTGTACCCGAGACAAGCTTACCTGCCGTCCCCCAATTACTGCCTTTTATAGCATTTGTTTTTTCCGCATTCTGTGCAAGTCTGTCTGAATCGCCTTTATAGTAATCTATAACTCTGTCGACAATACTTTCTCCTCCGAAATCCCCTGCCGTTGGAATAATAAGATCAGCCGTGCTTGCAACCGAACGGTTAAATTGCCCTATGCCATTCATCACGTTATCTCTAAGCCATTTACCGAATCCCGGCTTTTTTTCTTTTGTTGCCGTATCACCGCTTGTAATCTTTTCTTGTACCGGCATAACTCCGTAACTGCCCTTCCACTTGTTTGATTTCATCTTTTCAGTATTTTCTTTTGAAAATCCGTTAGTATATTTACCCAATACAGTAGACGGAACAAAAATATTTCCGGTCTTTTTTCTTTCACTGTAAGTCCTATAACCTTTAAATCTGTTTGAACTATTTACAAATGTTGAAGTCGGAGATGTTTTTTTAACTATACTTTCAGACTTGTTTGTATATGCTCTGTCGGTTGATTTATTTGTATTGTTTTTATTGAATGAAGCCGAGCCTGTCAAACGCTCCGTGATATTTTCCTTAGTGTTATTTGCTTTTCTCGCCTTAAAGTCCTCATAAAAATTTCCTGATTGAGAGTTTTGCTTTTGTTCTTTATCAGATGTCTGTTTTTTTTGCTCCTCCGTTTTTTTCAGTTTAAAATTTTTAGATAAACTGTCCGACCATGCCATAAATCAGTCCTCCTTACATTCCGTATAATCCGTTGTTAATTTTCCAAGTGTCAAGCGTTTCTGCCTTTCCGTAATTGTTCCAACCAATTAACTGTGCCGCCGCCTGCAAAGTTGCATATTGCTCCTGTATATCTCTTATACTCGGATATGTACCGTCAGCTTTTTTACCTATACCCATAGCTAACGCATCTTCCTCTGCTATCGGTGCGTCAATATTACCGCTATACTGATATTTTGACAGAACTTCTTGTATCTTAGCCATCTGATTTGTTATTCTTTGAGATGTATTACTTAGTTGCTTACTCTCTAAGTCTAAATCGGCATTTTGTGCATAACGACTTGTGTCCGCATTGCTCTGCTCAACCTGATTTTGAAGTATTGGTTCTTGATATTTCCATGTTCTGTCCTCTGTTCCGACTTGTCTGTTGTAGTCCCTTGCGTCCTTGTCACGCAAATAGTTATAATAGTTTGCTGCTGAAGTATCACTGATACTGTCACGATTTGCCTGATATGCTTTGTTGTAGTCCGAATCCGCTACACCTAACAGACTGTTTAGTGCCGCACGATTAAGTTCCTGTTCGTTTGCATATCTGCTATATGAATTTTGCATAAGTTCCGGTATCCTATCCCCAAGTTGCTGCATATAATTATTCATCTGCTGACCTGCCGCCGTCATACCGACACTTGAACCGTAACCGCCTGTATTTGCCGCCATCTGTGCATATGCGTTCTGATATGCTTTGTTACCATCTCTTGTGTATGCCTCCTTATACGCTTGATATGCACTGTCACTTTCAGGATCATAACTCCATTCTTTGCGATTTAATATCGTATCAAGTGCATCATTTATTCTGTCGCCGTATTCACTTTTCCAACTGTCATAAACGCCTTGATTTCCTTTTATCCCTGCATTTTTTTCGTATGAAGCTATCGCTTTGTCAAGTGCACTTTTTTCGGCATATGCCGTTCCGTTATCATCAACATATGCAACAGGAACATTTTGACCGCCGACCATAAGCTGTCCTCCCGACCATTTAACGGCATTGCTTATTCCTTTAGAATTTACATAATCAGTTGCACCGGCAATCGACTTTCCCTTATCTCTGTACGCAGAATTTATAATGTTATACATATCTCTGTCGTTTGCATAACTTGTACCGTCAACCACAGTAGACGGTTTATAATAATCCTTACCGTTAATGGTTACCGATTTCGTTGCATCATTCCATCCTACATCATTTATTCCATAATTATTAAGAGTTGCACGCACACCTTTCATACCATTTGTTGTTGGAACACTCTGCGTTGCTGCAACTTGTGGCTGAATCATAGCATTTGAAGTTCCGTTTTTGACAGCCGATATACTTGACATGGACGTTGTCGGATTTTGATATGACTTATTTATCGCATCAAGTGTCTGCTCCGCCGCTTTAGACGTGAGCGAATTGTTCTGAGTTGTACTGGTTTTCTGTGGCAAGACTTGGTCTGCCGCTTGTTTTAAATAATTAGGCGTTGCTATTGTTGACATTAATTTTCACCTCCGAATTTTCCGACCGGAATAAGTTCTCCGTTACTTACGCTTTCTTCATTTATGCTTTCATCATTTTCGCCGTTGTATTGTCCTACCGGAACAAGTTCGTTTTCTGTCTGACCCTGCATTAAATTTTGCTGTTGTTCTAACATCTGTTGCTGATTGCGTTTCTGTAATCCCTGTATCTGTTCGATAATCTTTTCTTTCCCATCAAAATTCATACTTTGCAAAGCAATGATACTGACATCAAAATTCTGTGGCAGAAAAAAGCCACCATTCCATAAATTCATAATAGTTTGATTGTTGCTTTCCTTTGTAAAAGGATTCTCTCTTTGAGGAATAACTTCTATATCAAATTCCGTTCTCTTGTATTCGGTGTCATATACAAAACCGAATGCGTCACGTTTTTCCATAGGTGTCATAAGCATAGAATTATCAAATTGTGCAAACTGTGTTGCACCTATTTCGTTTGTGATACGGTATATGCGTTCCTCATCGTAAAACTCTCTCATAAGTTCAATAATCATAATTATAAGCGACTTGTAGGCATCATAACTGTCATCAATAATTGCTCGTGACAGTTTTTCTCCCGCTTGTTGCAGAGATGTAATTGCAGTTGCCGCCGTAACTCCGTTTGATGTACCGCCTTGCTGAAAATCACGGTTGCCGACCACCTCTTTTAATTCATTAATCTTCTCAATTCTGTGTTCCAATACATAATTTGAAAGTCCGTTTGCCTGTATCGGCTTTATATTTGTTTCATCGACACTTCCTGTAACGTGTACAATATCCTTGCTGTAATCCAAAAATTCCTTTTCGTTTATATTACCGTTTTCCTTGACAAGATAACGTTGTTTTCCGGAAAGTATCGCATTTTTTATAATAATACCGTCAAGTTTATCAATATATTGTTGCGGATTACGAATAACGTCAACAATACCGAACCCAAACGGACAATCTTCTTCCGCATAAAGCACATCAAATATAACAGGATACATTCCGTGTTTATATAATCCGTGCTCGTACCCCTCTGTATCTTCGGTAGAATCAATAACCGTAGTGCCCACAAACTTAATCATATGAAGCGTACCGTCTGCCTTTTTATAATAACAATCGATAACCTCTGTTCTGTCGTCTATTTGGTGTATTCCGCTGTAACTTTCCACACTTGCGTCTCCGTGAAATAAAGCCTTAAAATCAGGATAATTCTCTTTCAATAAATCGTTGTCCACCGCATTTGTTATAAATAGGAACTGACTGTCCTGCACATCTCTGACGTGTATATCGCAATATATACTCATAATGTCTATTGCCCGTATGTCAATATCTCGTATCTGCTCATTATAAAAAGCACCATAAACCGCCGTACCGTGTTTTAATTTTCTTCGCCAGTTATCCTTATATACTTTCTTATATCCACTCATTTCAAGCTGAACGGGAATAATTTTAGACAAAATTTTAGCCGTCTGAGTGTCAGACGGCTCACGCTCCAAAAGATTAGGAATAGGGAAATTATCTATTGCATCGGCATATTTATTTTCTATGGCACTGAATATAAACGCTGTTGCCGGTTCTGTTTCATTTGTTTTAGGATTCATTAAGTGCGAATAGTTTGATTTGTACCACTTATTGTTGTCTACAATACGTTTGTGCAATTCTGCCTTGTCGCCCTTATATTTCTGATACATTCTTAAAGCCTTACTTATAAAATCGGGGTCTATTTTCCCCTTATAAGGAATTATTTCTTTTTCATCTTCCATTCAATCCCCACCTTTCAAGCCTTAATCCGTTAAAACGTTTTTTCCGTTTATCCTACAACTGCCACAATTCAAATCAATATTTCCTTTTGTATAAATCTCAATTCCTCTTGAACCCACTCCTGCGATATACAGACGGTTATTGCTGATTGATATAATCCCTCCATTTGTTTGGGTATCTCGGTCTTTAAAATTTAAAGTTTCGCCTATAGCGACATCGGAAGTAACAGAAATATTGCTCGCACCACCAATATTCCCTGTTATGTTTATATTTCCGCCGCTGTCCATATACACTCCTTGCGTACCGTCCCTGTTTTGTACAGTAAATATGTATTTCCCGTCCTCCCCACGTCCGATAGCAATACGCTGGTATATTTTATCACCGTCTTTCTCATAAAATATAAGTGAATCGCCATCTAAAATAAGTTTTCCTTTTGCGTCTTCACTTTCTATATTCACAATCTCACTGTTAAGAGTACCTGTATTAATGTTATCTGCATTAATATTAATAACATTTATATCCCGTGCGTCAATCGTTCCTGCCGTAAGCTTGTCCGCAGTAATACTTTGCATTTGTGCATCTTTTATCCTTGCCTGTGTGCAATCTATATTCTGTGCCTTTACACTATTTGCTTCTGTAACATTACCGCTGTCAAGATTACATAAAATTGATTTCAATTCATCAATAAGCGATACCGACCAGTTATATAAATTTTCATAATCAGACTCAAGATTTCCTGTTTTCTTTGGAAATCCTGTCGTTAAATTCGGCATACTTTCTCCTTTCAAACCAAGAAAATCATTAATGTCTACCACCAATTTGTTATTTTCCCATCCCTGTCCTGTACTCTGCGTTCTTGTAGCCATGATTGATATGCTGCAAGACGCTGATTAAATAAATTCATATGCTGATTGTAAGTGTCAAAATCACGCTGATAATAGCATATTTGAGCGTTTACATAGTCTACATACATTCTGTCATACGGTGAATCGCATACCGTTTTTTCGGTTACAATTCGTTTAATTTCGCATTGTATTTTCTTTTCCGTTTCCCCGCCCGAAAAAAGGCTTCTAAATGTTTCGTCAGGAACAACTATAAAGCAGAATTTTTCATCCGGATACTGTATATCCAATATTGCAATGTTTTCAAAAGATACATTATCCGTTGTTATCGTTACGGTGTCGCCCTTAATAAACTTTGGATTATCGGTATAAAATCCGTTGTGCTTAAATTTCACAGTATTGTTTATAGAAATATTCCGTATAGGATTATGTTTTACTATATATATAACATCAATTTTCCCTCGAACACGATTACGTATCGGAAAAACAAATCTGCCACGTAGTCCGTAATAATACTCAATACCGCAAGAACGAAAATCACGCTTATCAATTTCCCTTGCACCGTCCAAAATCCTGTCTACCATTTCAAACGTAACTCCCTCCGGAAGAAGATACGAATTATCTTCTTCCGGCTCAACAGTTATTTTATTATACTTTTTCAGATGTTCTTGAGTCAGCATTGCAGATAATTCATCGCACCATCTGTACTTTTCATCTTCACTGTATTCATTTGGGCATAACGTGTCGCATGCCCTTATCACTTCATTTATATACACATCATTACCCCTTTCTGTATCCTCTTCCGCCACTTGATATAACTCTTTCGATATCATATATAACGGCACTTCCGTATCCATCAAGTCGATATTGATAATATTCTCCATTTATAAATCGTATAGGAATACGATACACCTTTAGTGTCCCCTTCCCATTTAGTGTCCCTCTTTTCAAGAAATCTCCGCCGTCCTCCGAAGTATATACATCAATCCTTGCACCGTCAGATATTTTTGCTCTTATCCACAATTCCGTCATACCCTTGTTGTCAAACATATCATCATATATAACTGTGCTTTTGCATTCCCAACTTTGTGGTGTACATGCACCATACTCAAAAATACTTTTTTTATCTGCAACATATACTCGGTTATGCCAACGAAAAGAACCGACATAGTCAATGTACGTCTCTTTGTACCATAGTCCGTATTGCGTATCGTACACAAGTAATTCGCCTCCGCCGTCATTCTCACTGCACTTAGCGGAAACGATATACTTCTGTCCGTCAGTTGTAGCAACTGCTGATTTGTACTTTTTGTTAAGCTTTCGTGATATTAACTCTGGCTGACCGCCGACATATTTATAAAAGCCACCATAGCCGAGAAAATAAAGTGCTGTCCCAATCTGCAATGCCGACCGTATATCAATGCACCCACAATCCGAGAGTTGTTTCGGCATTGTAAAATTAGATGGTTTATCTCCGTATATATGATGTATGCAGTCACGCTTGAAGGCTACGAGATTATCTCTGTAACTGACAATCCCAACGAACCCTCCCGCCGTTCCGACTTCACAATAAAAGCTGTCATTAGCCAATCCTTGAAATGTGTTAAAATTGAAACAATCTCCTTGTTTTGAAGCGTACAAATACTCTCCGTTAGGATTGGTTCCCCATAAACGATTATTGTGAATGCAAATGTGATTCATTGTAGGTATTTTAATATATATATTTACGTTTTCTGCTTTTTCTTTTTCAAGCACAAGAGGAGTATGCAGATAATTGTATAATTGCAGATAAAGTTTACTGCTTGTCACTTTTTCCACAATACAGCTTATAGCTCTGTCCTTGCTGACATTTTTGTAACGACTGTCAAGGTCAATAGTGTTATTCTTCTCATTTTTAAACCCATCAATATAAACTGCATCCCCTACGGAAAAGTATTCTGTCCAGTCAACTCCTGTTGCTGTCAAATAATTAGTAACGCTTGCGTCTCTGTCCGGATTTCCGCTTGAATACGCAGTACAGATAATGCCATATGCTCCCTTTTCCATTCGTTTAACTTTATTTTCATCTGTTGCAGTGTATCCATAATAATACATAATGCTTTTGCCGTTTCTATCATCATAAGCACATATTACGATACGCCCGTTAAAGTCAACCAAAGTAACGGATATCCCCTCCGTTATCGACATATCCTCACTTTCAAAAGGAATTTCTTTCCCGTTATAATAAAAGCTTGTTCCCGCTACCCCTGTAAAGGCTTTTATCTCATCGTCATTTGTATATTTCGGTGATATGACGGCTCGAATATTATCTTGTGTCAGCACATTCTGTATAGTCTTTGCAGGAGCAAGACACGGAAAACAGTCGGAGGACATATTCAGCATATCTGAAAATTCATTGTATTCACCTTTTTCGGTACGGTTTAAGCCGTAAAAACCACTAATCTGCCCTTTGGTATTATTTTTTGTTTCAATCAATTTATACTGCATATTGTCCCCCTTCCGCTCTTATACTTCTCCTAATTTCTTGTTTCCACCCATAAGACGTTGTACATTTTCCTCCGCGATTCTCTCGTTGCGTTCTGATTCTTCAACTACAAGTGCTACACATCTCGGTACCATTACTTCTGTATTGTAAAGCACTTGATAATTCTTACCGTTTAGTGTTACGGTACAAGAATTATCTTTGACTCCCTCAGGACGTCGTATAAATACGGGAACTTTCTCATTGTAGTAATCCTGTACCTTCTTTTCGTGTTCATCTTTTTTTATTGTTGCCATAAAAAAGCACCTCCTCATTTTGTACAAAAACAGGGGCGTAAAGTTACGCCCCTTGAAATTAATATCTGATTAGTATCTGATTAATATCTTGTTGAAACCGTTTCAATTCTCACCATATATTCATTAACAAGTATCTTTGCCGCATGATAAGATTTCCAGCCCATTGTACTTCTTTGATTAAGCGGATCGGCACTTCCGGCAGAACCAAGCGGCTTTGTAATATTTTCAAGAGTACCTTTAGGATCAGTAACACCATATGCGTTGTCGCCTATCACAAGAGTTGAGTAAACCGGCTTACCGCTTGCCGCACCTTCACCGGGATAAATCTTCATATCTGCGACCACACTTCCATCAACATTAGTCGCACAAGTCAAATAAGCCTCGCCATTCTTCCCTGCGGTTGCGGATGACACAGTGTAAACAAAATCATTTACAAGTATCTTTCGCTTTGTTGATGCACTTGTAAGTGACGTCGCCTGATCATCTGTAATTGTTTCAGCAATGTAAATATTCTTTCCATCAACTTTAACTACAGATAATTCATCATATCCGGCAATTTTCTCGCCATGGAATACTTTTGCATCGGGAGATTCAACAAACTTCACGCCGTACAGTTCACCGATTTCGCCGTCATAAATCTGTTTTGTGTCAACATATTGATGAGGATATTTCCACTCACTGTCATTCATAAGGTCATGTGCAATATCTGTATGAATAATAGCAACATACTTGCCGCCCTTTAATTTTTTTGCCCTGTTGCCTTTTAGAGTTCGGACAGCCTTTTTGATTTCGGCAACGGTAAGCACATCATCGCTTGTCAATGACGCTCTTGCCGTCTTTCCGTTAGGATATTGTACATTAGTACCCGTTGAAAGTACATCTGCTGTCAAACTGTCAAGAGTCTCACCTGCATTATCCCCAAGCACCTCATTAATTCTTAAAACCTCCGGTGACGGATTAGGCGTAAAAAATTCAAACTGATCTGTTGTACTTACATATGCACCGTACTGTTCAGGAGTACATGTTACTCGTGATATATTAATTGCAGTACCTTCCGGAGTGATACCTTCCGTAAGAGGTACTTTGGCTTTAGGCAGTGGCGACATTTTGTCCCAAGCAATAGTCTTTCCTTTTCCTTTAGGTATTTCTACCTTTTGACCGAACTGTGCGTGTATCATAGTTGGCTTTGACACCATTAAAAGATGTCTGTTAAGTACAGGCTGATATAACGGTTGTACACCCGTACTTGTAGTTTTGTTCATATTAAGATTTTCTTCAAATCCCAATGGCATATCTTATCATTCCTTTCCTTATCTTCTCTGTATTCTGTCAATATACTTTCTGAAATCCGCATCTGACATTGTCGCAGGATTAGCCTCAACCTTTCCCGCCGTATTACCTTTCATATTGCCGTTCTGTATAATCGCTCGGCGTTGCGTTTTCACCCGACCGATAACAGTATTTTGTGTATTCGCCGCAAGATATGCTGTCGATACTGATTTACCTCTTACTATATTGTCGTAAAAAGTTTTATTCTGCATAGCTTTGGCAAAATCAAATTCGGGAACTATTGCTCTTAAATCCTCACTTTCACTTTGCCACTTCTGCTGTATCTCGGCAATCTGATTATCTCTGTCAGTTGCTTTTCTTTGTTCCTCACGGTATTTTTGTGCATCAATACTGTCCTTAGACTGCTGTTTATACTCCTCAACGCTCATACCTTTTTTGTCAGCATTCTGTTGCTCTATATCTTCTATCAGCTGTTTAAGAGCCGTATCAGCGTCATCTGTGCCATAGAAATTGAGTGCTTGCCTTTTTAAACCGTCAAGTTTGCTCATATCTTCACGATTTTTCTTTAGGCGTTCGCCCATAATACCGTCAATTACTCCCTGAAATTCTTCCTTTGTGGCGAATATTCTGAAAGGCTTTTCTTCCTCACCGTCTTCAGGCTCGACGTTACCTGTTTTGCTGATAGGAGCAGTATTTTCATTTTTGTTCTTATCTGCATTTTCGTCCACGTCATACTCATTCGCTTGTACTTCACGACCGAGTGTGCCGTTTTGCGCCGAATTTATATATTTTTCAAAATCTTCGTCACTCATTTCATCAAAGTTTGTTTTGTCCTTGACATTATCAAGTTCCTCTTGAGGGTTGGTGAATCCCTCTTGTGCAATGTTTTCTTCATTGCCAAATGCACCGTCATTGTATTGAGGTTGAACGACTTCCTCTTGTGATATTTCTTCACCCGTTGCGTTCAAATTTTTTTCTTCCATTGTTTCTTTCCTTTCACAGGGCAGCAAACCCGCCGTCCCATATAAACATATTTTATTCAGACGACCATCGGTCGTCCGCTATAATAACGTTCCGTATGACTTCTAATCCATTAATGGATTGTATGTATATATATCATTGTGAACCTCACTTGAACGTGCCTTTATCGGATTTTCCTGTAAAAAATAACGACAAGCATCGTAGTCGTGATCTTCTTGTGTAGTGTCGATATCCTCGACATGTACTGAATCATAGACAAGATTAGGTAAAGTTCTTATAAACTGCCTGCAAGTATTAAACACGTACATCATCGGGAATCCGTTTTTGTCAAATGCAAGCCTGTAATGAATTTGCATTTTACCGGAGATGCGGTCATTTTTTGCCTTATCGAAATAAATACCTTCCTCCTCCATCATGTTTATTACAGTACCGTCAGAGCCTCGTGACTTGTCCCAAATACTCGGATCGGCAATCCCTATAATAGTATTACCTTTTTCCTGCTCATCTTCTATTTTCCGTATCTCCTTTGCAATTTTTCTCGGCTCCCATTTAACACCTGTGTTTGGAGTTTCCGTACAACCGTAAAGCTGACGATATAAATATACTCTTCCGTCAGTGTCCACCGCCCACCATTGCACCGCAAACGGCTTTGAATAACCGAAGTCAAAGCTTCTGTATCTCCGCCAGTGACGTGGCACATCAAACGGCTCAATAACATGAGTAAACTGCCTGCGTTTGTATCCGTCGGGATTGTCTTTCCATTCAGTAAATACCTGCCCGGAAAACGTATTCCAATCCCCGTAAAGCAGAGCTTTTCTTTGTGCTTCGGGAAGCATAGCAAGGTTAGCCAGATAATTGGGGTCGTTTTTCAAAAGTTCCTTGTTGTCAAATACACTTGACGGGATAAATATTCTCTTTCGTGTCACCTCCACTGCCGAACCGTCCGGTTTTGATACCGTAGTCTTAAATTCATACGGAGTATTAGGTGGCATCGAGGTAATAAACCTTTCCTTAACCCACCCGTGTCCAACTCCTCCCGGATTTGCCGTTGCACGTATATATACTCTCACACCCGGACCGTCTGCACGGTTACGAGATATAAGGTATTCATATTCTTCCCGTGTGAAATGCGTCAGTTCATCAAAACCTATAAACGCAAAAGATAAACCTTGATACCGTAGATAACTTGTAGCATTCGGCATAGAACCGAAATAAATCCTTGCTCCACTCGGGAAAGTCCAACAATGTTCGGACCCGTTATACTTTGCGTTTGGATATACTCTCGGATATATACGATGACTTTTAAGTATCAATTCCCTTGCTTCGGGAAAAGTTTTACGAAATAAAATAGCCTTGTAATGCGGAATGTCAACTTGTCTTAAAGCCTCTGCAACCATGGCATCGCTTTTTCCGCCTCCTGCGGCTCCGCCGTATAATGCCTCATATTCGCCTCTCCGCATAAACTCATATTGTCTCGGTTGCGGTTTCCAAATGATATTCCTGTCCGTTGTCATCACCCCTTTAAGATGTCACAAATCTTTTTTAAATCACTCGTTCTTATGAAGTATCCTTCACATCTGGCATAAGGATAACCCCACCTTCTCTATTTTCACTCTCCGACCTTATAGCCGTAAACTTATCAATAACTATTCCAAGAGCAGTAGCTATCTGAGAAAGCGTAGCTTTTTCCATTTTTTGAGGTGATACAAGTTTATCTAAATATAAGTCTATCAGTTCGCATACGGCAGAATTTTTGTTTCCCATATATTCAATTACACTCTGCGTATTTTCCTCTTTTTTTCGGTGCAACTTTTCGCAAATTGTACCGTCACTTTTGACTATATTTGAAACAGTTGTCCGGCTAATACCGTATTTGCGTGATACAGCACTGTAATTTTCGCAATCCACATAATCAGCTATAATTTTCTTTCTGACTTCGTCCGTAATCTTCACCCATATCACCTCCCTATTTTATTGCATAGAAAAAGCACTACCGATTCGATAGTGCCTTATATTTTACTTTGATACAATAGTGACATTGTATTGTTTTGCTCCGTTGACTGTTTTGCTTTCTTCTTTTTCAGCTATCAGTTCGTCTAAGACTTGTAAAGCTATGGTGCATTGTATTAGTTCTTTGCATAATTTGATATGGTATAAAAGTGCCCCTATTGAAAGACCAATGACAGAATATAATATAACATATCCAAACCAAGCTCCGAAATTTTCGTCTAACTTAAAAATAGAATATAACAGAGAGAATAGTGCTACAATAAAACTTAAACTACTATATATATTATTCTGATTTCTATCTTCATAACGAACTTCAATTCTTGATTTCTCACTTTTTAAATATTCCACTGTTTCGTTATCATAAAACTTTTTTATATCTTTCCGATATTTTAAATATGCTCCATCATCGCCATTGTGTTTTAGTACATTGTCTTTAAAAGATATTATCATTTCCATTATCCTCCGTAAAAATTGTATTTGTGTATATAATTCGACAATATCACACAAAATTCCTTTTTTAGAAGAATAATTTTTTTAATATCTCCACTCCCACCAATCACACGAGATATTCACCCATCATCTCACGACGATACACTACCTTTTTTTACGAAAATAACGAGCGGTAAGATATAGAACACAAAATATTGCACTGTATATATGTTTTGCATTATTTTTTGTTTGCTCATTCTTTTCGCATTATAAATTATACCATAGAAAAAACGAACAAAACGAACAACTTTATATTTTTTTTAAAAATCTATTGTGCGTCATTCTTACAGCATCAGCCGAATTGCCACCACCCATCTTGAACGCTATCCACTGCCACGACGGCATTACCGTTCCGTCTATGTATCTGTATCGGAATATACGACGTGTTTCACTGTCGGATATTGTAGCGACAAATAATTCAATCTTTTGTTTCTGCTGTTCCAATCGCTGGCGTAATATAATATCATCTGAATGTTCCGACGTTACGCCCGATACTGACATACAGTGTTTAACATACGGAAATTCACTGTCAGAGCCTGTGACAGTACCGTGTACCGTATTACTGTTTATCCTGTCGTTTACCTCGTTCAATTCCGCAACAATACTGCGATACTGCCTTAGCTCCTCTTTCGTCAAATCAATTCCCCCTATGCTTTCTTATCCGGTACATATTCCGGACACTTTTCAATTTTTTTTTTACCTTCTGCCGACAAGTCGTTTTCGTCTTTAATATTATTAAGACACGATATTACTCTGTCATTCATCGTAATTTGAAAATTTTCGTTCTTCGGTAATAGGCACTCTGTTTCTCCTTTATGGAATACGCATTTTTTGTTGTTACAAATCATTTTAATTCCCCTTTCCGTCTTCTTTTATAACTATATTAAGTTGTCGTCCTAACCACTTTAATCCGTTTGTAGTTAACCAATAATAAGTATGGTTGTCACACTTCTGTACATTTATAATATCTTTCGGATTTCTTCTACTTGAAAAAATCTCATTTCATTTCCTTCATTATTTCATCTACACATTTTGCACAATAACAGCCTTCAAGTCCTTCTATTTTGTATAGAGAGCTCATCCACATTTGATTCCATGTGCCTTTATCAATACATCTTTTACAAGAACCTTGACCTTCTCCCTCACAACGTGTAACTTTTATTTTTCTTGAAATTTCTTGAAATTCCTTTAATCTGTCCTCTAAATATTCAATCTCATCTTTCCAATGCTCAATTAGCATTTCTTCGTCAATAATTATTTTCATCGGAATATCTTTTTACTCATACTCATACAACTTCTCTATTGCCTTTTTCATCGGCTCAAAATTTTTAATTTCTCTGTCTATTGTTTCTTGTGCCACCGACGGAAACATTTCTGCGTCAAGTGTTATAAATCCGTTTTTATATTTTTTTGTCATCTTTTAGATCCTCCTCCAACAATGCCGTAAGCAATAACAAATAATTGATACTGTCGCCTATCTTCTCACACCACATAGCTTTTGATATTGAAACACCTGTGTCGTAATCATCTATCAAATCGTACACGCTGACAGTATGTTTTGCCATCATACCGCCTAACGCTTTTACAGGTGTGCATTTCTGCAATTCACCCGCTATTTTGAAATTATGTAATCTATCATCGGTTGCGTATTCTTCTGCTTTATTGCATAGAACGCTTTTACACGTTTCTATGCGGTTGTTTATAACTTCTTCAAATTGTTCAGTTCTCATATCGTCACCTCTTATTCGCACGGCTCGTACTTCGTGTGGAACACATCAGGCTTACACGGGTAATATTCCCCTCGTAGTCCTCTGATGATGTAGTCACCTGTGCTTGCTACCATATCGCCCTCTAAGGTTTTTATTATCAATACTCCGTTTGTAATAATAGCACTTTCATTTTTTACAAATTGCATAATCTCTGCTACATTTCTGCCCGTCCATTTCGTTGCCTCAATTTCACACGGTTTTGTTTTGTATCTCATTCTTCTACCTCCGTCATTTCTTTTACAAGGTCGTCGATATTGTCCTCAATTTCTGAGCACTCAAACGTACCGCCGTCAGTATTAAAGCCATCTTTGAGCATTTCCGCAAATTCTATTATTGCATTTGAACGTTCTTTAAAAATCAAAGTGGATATGTCTTTATTTTTTTCTTCAAGCAACATTTCCGTTACTTCCGTTTCTTTTTTTGCACTTGCTACATCATCTTCAAGTAGCTTTATAACGCCTTTGTATCTCTCAATCTCTGCCTTTTGATGATTGATAATGTCATTCAACGTTTGTGTGTTTGAATCTGTCATTCTTCTTTTCCTCCTTCAAATATCGGCTTATATTTATTGCCTATCGGTGTGTTATACAATCCGCACGCCTCATATTTGCTACGCCAGTTTGTATTAGCCTCTCTCGTTATACCATACGCCTTGCATTTGCAGTGATGTTTTCCGTCAACTGCTATTGTTATGAAGTTACAGCAGTTACGGCATAAAACTCCTTCCATTTCGCCGTATTCTCGATACATAGCACCGATTTTAATTCTCTTTTTCTTCGCCATTTTCTTCCTCCTCAAAATCACTAACCACTTTTATAATTCTTATAACCACTTTCATAATAGTTTCATTTTCTGTGCAATTACTGCTATATCCAGTATGCAGTAATGCGCTTGCTCTACCCATTTCATAGTAATGAGCCATAAAATTCATGTTAAAAAACGAATTTTTTTCCGGAAATTGATTAAACATTTTTAATCTGATTTCTGCTTGCTCGAGCATTATATCTTGAACTGCCTCTTTTGCGTCTTTCGAGTTGCGAATTGAAGCAATGCAAAGGTCTATAAATTTTAATTTATTAAAATCTAAATTTTCTGTTTTTGCTTCACCTAAATATTCTTTGAATATCTTGCGAATAATATCATCGAAATCATACGGCAAACGCGTATTTATTTCTATTTCCACGTCCATTGGTAATTTAATAGTCATTGTCTTATTCCTCCATATCAACCCACGTTATCCCCACTGCATAAGCCGCCCAAATGTCGCTTTTGAAACCGTAAAACCAGTCAGGATTTTTCTTTGTTCCCTTGCCGTTCTTTAAATCGTGCTTTGCAAATCTGTCTATCAAAGCCCTGCGAATAGTTGCGTCGTTGGCTTTCATACTGTAACAGATATTAATTTTTTCGTCCTTGCGTGTTATGTATTGAACATCCTTTTGTAATTGCTTTGCTTTTTCGGTAAACCTGCCTATCCACACACACGTTTCAAACACTTCACGCCCAACCGGCATACCGTAACACGCCACCATTTCGATAACAACAACGTCTACTTGATATACTCTTATCAGACGTTCAAAACTGTCTAACAATTCGTTGTTATCGGTCTTTCCAAAATCTTGCGGTTTCATTGTTTCTCTGTCAATAATGCACCAACCGCTTTGTGCATTACCGGGGTCTATTGCTAATATTACCACTACATTCGCTCCCTCATTATTTTTTCAAGTTCGTCATAATCAACACCGTTGTCATCATATACGCTTTGTTCATTCCCTTTGTGGTATGTTTTCTTTGCACCTTGCACTTCCGCAAGGGTAGTACGTCCCGCATTAAAATGATTGCGAAGTATTGCCTCTATGTACCTGTAATTACGTTTGTTGTTCTTTACAGCTTCTTCGATTGCGTATATAACAACATCCTCTGACATATCATTCAGCCAATCATCTAAGCCTTGCAGTGTAATCGGTGTCAAAGGTGCTATATTGTTCTCATATAGCTTAACAATTCTTACAGGCAGACGTGGCAGTTCCCTTTCTTCTACTTTCTTTTCTTTTACTTTACTCTCTTCTACTTTCTTTTGTTCGGAAATGTTTACATTTTTGCTTGAAATGTTTACATTTTCATTTAAAATGCGTACATTCTTATAAATTTGGTCGACTTTAATTAAGAGGTACTCTTTTCTGACTTCAACTTCTTTACGGCGACTGACTGCCTCGAAGTATCTTTCTTGTATGCCTCTCGAAGTCAAGATTTGATACTTGTCATAAAGTTCACTGTCAAATATACCTCTTTTAATCGCGGCTCTCACTATTTCGGACACGGCATCACCACCCAAACCTACATTCTTTCCGAACAATAATGCAACGTCTTCTGTCCATTCACAATAGTAACCTTGCTGTCCGTATATCTTTTGGAACAACTTAACGACTATCGCAAACCCTTTCAGTCCAAATTCAGCCTCGATTAATTCAAATTTATCATCTAAATGTACGTTCAGCGGAAAGTAGTTAATTCCGTTGTTCTTACACTTCACCTCTTAAAACGGCAAAACTTCTTCATCACCGATAGTAGCGAAATCATCACCATATTGACTGTTTAAATCATCAATACTGCTATCTGAAAAATCGGTGTCATTTCCCTTTGTCCCACTTCCTGACTTGCTACCTGTAAAGTACGCCTCGTCTACAATAACTTCTGTCGCATACTGCTTTTTACCGTCATTACCGTCCCAACTTCTTGTTTGAATACTTCCGACTACCGCAATCATACTGCCCTTTTGGAAATATCGTGCGATAAATTCGCCTGTCTTACGCCACGCAATACAGTTAATAAAATCAGCCTGTTGTCCGCCGTCTTTTACAAATCTTCGATTTATCGCAATAGTAAATCTTGCGACCGAAAGATTGTTCGGCGTTTGTCTTATTTCAACGTCTTTTGTAAGGCGTCCCATTAATATAACTTTATTCATACTTGCACTCCCTCTAATTTAAACTTCTTAATGTTCTCTTTATGTCCCTTAATGCCGTTTTCAGCATATATTTTCGAAGTTTTGCATTGTCTGTACGAGTATGATACCCGCAGTTCACATCATAGGTCGCAAATAATCGCCGACCGCAAGCAACATAAATATCGTTACCCTCGAATGCATTCACTACTTTTTCATTTTCATAAACTACTACTTTCATAAATAACTCCTCCCAAAAATTTCTCTAAACTGTTCTTCAGTCCAATTATTCTCTTGCATAGCCTTTTTCTGACCATATCGGTGCAAGTAATCAGCTATGTTATTGTTTCTGTGTACGCTGTATTCGCCGTTGCGGTGACAACGTTCGCCACATAGGTAAACTACCAATCCGTATTTTTCAGAGTGTTTTCGGTTACTTCCTCCGAATATATGGTGACGTTCTAATCTGTCACCGTTTCCGTTTCTTCCGCATATAAAACACTGTTTCATTTCCAACCGTCCTTTAATACCTGTAATTCTTTCGGCGTTAATGTTTCAATATCAAGTGCTTTGCAGTCCTGTACGATATTATCAATTAACATTGACATTTGGTTTGTATTGTACGACGATGAGCCGTAGTATAGAATGACATTTGTGCAACCGTCAATTTTGCTTTTAAACGTTTCCGTTTGCCAACCTATACCGTTATGTTTCCAACCCTCGCATACCTTGTTTACGGCTTTTGTAGGCACGCACACCGTTTCACTGTTGCCACCTATTTCTTTAATTGCCTGTCTGTATATTTCTGTTTTACTGACATTCAGCTTTTCTGAAAGCTTGTCTATCAGTACCCAACAATAGGCATTTGCATCAAGCGACCGCTGTTTTTTGTGTTGTTTTACTTCGACTGCATACGTCTTGTTGTCGTCTAATGAAGATATTAAGGACGATAGCCACGCTACCGCCTTAATACCGTCTTTTTTTTGAAATATCTGCTTATTCATCGGCATTACCGTCATAATCTTTAATCATTTGTACTGCGTTATGTGCGTACTTGTCAAATTCAGCGATAGTGACTTCGTCAACATCTTTGCCTAAACCTGCTTTCAGAAGTTCTCTCACTTCACTTTCGGTTTTACCGGACTTGTTCATAAACTGTTTTACAAGATTGCTCAATCTACTCTTTACAACACCGTTAGCTGTGTCGGTCAGACGATTTATGAACAAAACATATTTATCTTGCTGTAATGCTGACAACTCTTTTGCACCGAACTCGTTCAACAAAATGTTGAGTGAAGTGTCTTTGTTTTCTTTCGGGAAAACGGTCAAAATGCTCTGTATTTTCTGAATTTGCTTTTCATTAATTTGTCCGCCCTGTTGTTTAGGCTGTTCTTGTGTATCGTCAGTTTCCGGCAAATCTTCGCCAGCATATATGTATAACCCTAATCCAAACATTGCAAGATTTTTCGCTAAACAACGCATAATTGTTTTGTTAATGTCGAACATCGTTGCCGCCTCAACCGTCAACCCTTTTTTGTACCTTGTATCATAGGTGTATGGCTTGTCTTTCATAGCCTTGTTTGCACTGTCCATAACGGGCAACCACATTTCATGCGTTAATTCTTCTATTGTAACTGATGTAAATACCATATACCCTGTCTTTTCGTCATAATAATACGGTTGTCCATCATCAAAACACTTTATTTCATATGTTGCATTAGGGTATAATTTTTTTACTTCTCCCCAAGCTCTCGACCATGTAAGGTATGTTAAGCCATTTTTCTTTTCAGTGTAATCGTTGACATTAATCTTATTCAATTTATCAAAAATACTCATTTATATTTACCTCCCCTATTTTTGCAAAGTTATCTATACAATTTTCACAGACAACTATATCTGTGATTTCGTAGTATTTTTCGCCTACAAATATAGGCTCATTGCACTCGTCACAAGTACAGGCAACTACTTCCTCGCCACAACTGTCCTCGCCGTAGTTGCCTGTTATTTCTCTGTCTATGTCTACATATCCAAACATTTGACATTTTCCTTTCTATGTGTTAAAATATCGATGTGTTATAATATATGCCGTTGAACGGTATTGCGGGGGAAATTAAATTCCCCCGCTTTTTTATTATTCGATTATATGTACATTCGGTACATCTTCAAGCAATTCTCTTAGCTTGTCCGCAATATTTTTTACTACCTCACGTTCCCAAGCTCCGCCGTCTGCCTCGAACAGTGCCGCACTTCCGTCTTTTAATCTAATTAGGAAGTCGCTTTCTGGTTGTTCTACCTCTAAAAACGTTCTGTATGGCTTTAGCGAAACAATCGGTTTTATTCTCTGTTCGCCAACCAACTGAATACCACTCTTAATGGTTGCTGATTGTGTTATACCGTCGTCTTTTGTCTGTACACTCTGTTGGTCTGTTATGTTACCAAGCAACTGCACAAGATAATCTCTGTCCTCTGTCGGTGCAAAACGTGATTTTAGACAGATAATCATATTTTCGATGCTCATATATCTGTCGTAGTCAAATCCTATGAATTTTGCTATTGCTGTATATGGCATTTCACGTTGCATATCATCTCTGACAGCTCCCAATACATCAACTTTTTCCGGTGACGATACTCTTACAAATAGCGGAATATTAAAATCATTCATTTCTTGCTTTATCATCGTAGCCAAACCGCTTAGGCTTGAAAGCGAAATTGTGTCAACAAGTTTGTCCTCAATTCTGTATAATCTTTTATCTGAATATGTACCGAACACTGTATCAACTGTCTTTGGTCCTGTCATTTCTTCAATTTTTTCAATAAAACTTCTATCAATCATTATCTTTATCCTCCTTAAATTACATTGCTTTCTTAATTGCTATAACCTTTGGCTCTTCTTGCTCTGAGCCGTCTAACGCCATTTGTCCCGGAACTTGTGGCAACATTTCCACCAATGCCTTGCCCTCGTCTGATTCAGTCAAGAACAACGCACTTTCGATGTTGTTCGTTGGTGTCAATGTTGACTTAACCTGTGTTGACATTTTTATGTTCTGTCTTTCACTGTCCGGCTTTAACGATAATGTCAGCGTTATCTTTCTTACTGCGTCTGCCTTTGTGTTTAGGTCGCTGATATTTTCAACGACCTTGCTTAGCTCATAATCCAATCTTTCACCGATTGCGCCACGAGCGACCTCTAATAAATTTGCATTACCCACTTTTTATCATTCCTTTCTTGATTTTTTATTTTTTTGTGGTATAATATATGTAAAACATAGACTAATCTATGTAATTACCTTTTGACCGTTTTGAGTGCCAGCTCTAACGGTCTCTTTTTTTATGCTTATTTTGCAGTGGCAACCTGCTCCAAGATTATCATTGTCTTTATACATTTCTGTTTGCTTAAAGCCTTCTTCTGTGTATATTGAGCAGAATTTTAACAGTGTATCGTTAGTTTCCTTGTATTGATACATCGCCCTGAAAATCTTGCACGCTTGCTCTATTGTTTCCGCCTCAATGATTATCCAACCGCCCTTAAATGGTTGTCCCTCACTGCCGAACGTAATGTAATAGTTATTCATTCTCTTTCACCTCCCAATCATATTCATCATTATAAATTCTGTCATAATCAGTATCGCACTAAATGCAACAACCGATATAGCATACTTAATTCTTTCAGACATTGCACACCTCGTTTCTTTTTACGATGTCCAAAACTTGCTTAACCTGTCTGTCGAACTGCTCCGGTGTTAATTCACCATCCGCCTTACGATATTTTTTATTACATACAATATCTCTTGCCACTTCTGCTAAAATTCTTATACCGTCTATGTTCATAACTGACATATTTCGGCGAATTTCTCTTATTAACTTAAACATCTTTTTTACCACGCTTTCGTTTCTTTTCGTCCTCTTTCATCAGCTTTAAACTGATAATTAACCCCACACCGAAACTAATCAGCGCAATTCCTATTGTGTTCATTTGTTTACCTCGCTTTCACCGCCAATATTTATGAGTCCCTGTTTTAGGGAGTCATCTTCCTCACAGGCACACAGGAGCCGTCCGCAAAAGGATTAAAACTCTTAGGGAAAGTCTGACTATTTTACGGATAACACGCAGACGGCCCTTGTCTGCCTGTGAGTATTAAGTTGTTATGCGTATTTGTAACTGTTTGCATGCTCCGTTGCACGCCATTTCTCATAAGCCTTTACATCTATGTACCACTTATGTCCTTGCTTGTACGCAGGAAAACCTTTCACGTGTATCCATCTAAGCACCGTATTTTCAGGAATACCGTACATCTCACGGAATGTTTTTAAATCGACCTGTTTTACTTCTACCAATTTTCTCACTCCTTTATTTAGTTTTTACTTTCTGCTCTTGTTTTGCTATCCAATCTACACTGACGTTAAATAATTCTCCTCACTTTGACACATACGTGAAATCAAGACTTTTTTGACGTTCACCTCTTTCAATATAAGCATAATAATTTTGGCTAATTCCTAAGCAATCAGCGACTGTTTGTTGTGACATTTTATGTTCTTCTCTTAGTTTTTTTAAATACTTTCGCACATTCTCACTTCCTTTTTGTTGCTTATAATTTCATTTAGTGATTATTATAATCACGTTATGTGATTATAATAACATAACTTTAATACTTTGTCAACACTAAATGTGATTATTTTCTTATATTTTTCTTTTTTGGTTGACTTTTATCACACTTTGTGATAACTTTTTTGTAGGAGGTGATAACATGTTCCAAATAAAATTAAAACAATTAAGAGAAAACAACGGTCTTTCTCAACGTGCTTTTGCTGAAATATTTGGCATTGCTCAATCGACCGTAGGTATGTGGGAAAGCGGAAAACGTGAACCAGATTTTACAACAGTGCAAAAAATAGCAGATTACTTTGATGTTTCGATTGACTACCTATTGGGACGTGAAGAAGAACAACTTCCGGAGCTAAACAATAAAGACCAAAAAGAAATACAAAAAATATTAGATGATACAAAGGAACAATTACTATCACAAGACGGTTTAATGTTTGACGGTGTACCCGCAACAGAAGAAGATGTACAAAAGATAATAATGGCTATGCAAATGGGGATGGAAATGATAAAGAAAGAAAACAAAGCCAAGTTTACACCGAAGAAATATCGTAAAAATAATTGAGGTATTGCCTATGAATAGGATTGTAAATAAAATTGTATCTAAGTATCATTCTCGCAATCCAATAGATATAGCACAAGGAATGAATATAAAAGTCGTTTATGCTGATTTAGGTGAAAATGTACACGGTTTTTACCAATATTATAAACGTGGAATGGTAATATATATTAATGATAGTCTTGATGAACATATGCAACTTCAAGTGTTACGGCATGAGATAGGGCACGCCGTGTTACATAAAAAAGCAAACCGCATATTTATGGAGCAAGCCACGTTCCAAGTGGTTGACCGATACGAAAATGAAGCAGATTTGTTTGCGACATTTCTTGCTATTTCTGATGATGATGTGCAAGAATTTATAGACAACGAATACACGATACAACAAATATCTAATATGACGGGTTGCAAAGAGAATTTTGTTGAGCAAAGAATTAGCGATTATTGTAATAGAATTGGAATATTGATGTGAAAAAGTTTTTATCGCTTGTAATCACTATTTTATTTATATTTTCTCTTTGCTCTTTCGTTGTATTTGCGCACTCCGGACGAACTGATTCAAATGGAGGACACTTTGACAGTTCAACAGGCGAATATCATTACCATCACGGCTATCCCGCACACCAGCACCCGAATGGTGTATGCCCATATGCAACAAAATCATCTAAATCATCAGTATCATCAATATCGTCAAAATCATCAGCAGTATCGAAAAATAACCAAAAAGATGATAACTCCGTAGTGGCATTAGTTGGAGTATTACTTTTTCTACTGTTTGTACTTTTGAAAATTACAATCTTCATTAAAGATTATTTAAACGATAAGAGACGTAAACGAACAGAAATAATTAATAGCGTAATTAATCGTCATTCTGATATTGAATTAACTTTGATTTCTATTAGAAATGATACCGTCAAATTTTGTGACAATACCGTGAAACTCAAAACGCTTGCCTCTTCACTGCCGCAAGGCATAAGTATAGATTCAAATAATGAATTACACAGTTCTCCAAATGACATATATACTGTTTATGTTTCATCTTCACGGAGAACTATTCACAAAATCACAAATTGCTCAAATGCTTGTATTGCTGTTAATATTACAGAAATACACAATAAAAAACGTTGTAAAAAGTGTTTTGCATCTCCTATCAAGCAAGTTGATAATGGTTATTATCGTGACATCATCGCAGATGTACATTCTCATTGGTATCTTTCTTATACTCGTGATACATCTGATATTAAAAACAATATATCTAATATTGAGCATAAAATTGAATGTAACACATCACACTTGGCTCGGAATATGGAATTATTCGAAAAAAACAAAGAAGAATATTCTGTTAAACACAAAAAGCTCGCAAAACATAAAGAACTACATTCATTGATGGAAATTGCCGATATTTGCAGTATAGATAAAGCAAATATAGAGTCAGAACTCTACTCGTTAAGCAGAACAAGAAAAGCATTTTCATTATATATGACCGCCAATTCAAATGAGAAAGAATTTATTATCCCTCATACTTGCTCAAAGTGTGGGAAATTATTTAACGCAAAATATATTATGCCAAACAATCAAATAACCATACCAACTTTGTCGGTTATTTGTCCGCACTGCAAATCAAAAGAAGTTATTAAATTATAAATTAGGAGGAATTTGTTATGTACGAAGAATGTAAATGTGTAAGAATACCTGTATTCGACGAAATTAAATGTATGTCAAAAGAAAAATTTGAAAAGCTGCCTGATAAACGTTTCTATCAAGTAATTTCAGAAGGAAGTGACGGTAAATTGATTGTTGGTCACTTTGCACCCAAAAAGCAATAAAAATTCCTCCGACTGCTACCAACAATCGGAGGAAACAGAATAAGGTGCATTTATACACAATATCCAACTCAATAATATTGTATCATAAATGCACTCTATTTTCAATACGAAAAATCAGAAAAGGAGTGTTATTTTTATGG